CAAGGTTAGGTAGATCAATTAAGTCCTTACGTTGTGAACTATATCCCATTGATATTGGCCCCTTTATCGTATCAATATCTGATACGATTAGATCCTCCTGCTTCAATGGGTACTTATCTGCATCACTTAATGTTGTATCTAATTGATACTGTAGGTTGTAGTAACTCTTCCCTACTGATGCTTCTCTCTCTAGGAGATCCTCATGACTAAACCTAACATCTGTAGGGTCACCTATGTTACCTCCGTAGTCAATCATATTTTGTATATAAGGAGCTAGTTTGCCTTCATATAAAGCAGGGTCTTCAGGGATACGGCTCGGCCAGATACAAACACGGAAACCTTTATCAGTAAACCTATTATAAATACTATCACCTGTTTGTGGAGTACCTAATCCTAAGATAGAAGCTCCCTCAGTTGTTTGTAAAATTGAGTCAAATTCTGCTACCTGTTGTATTATTTTCGCTCTCATTATTTCTGTGGCACTATTAATAGAGGTCTCAATATCATCAGCAATAAGTAATGAGGCTCTGTTACCCTGTAGTTGTGATGTTATCCCAAGACACTTACAACTAGGTTGTACAGTAGTTTCACAACCACTAACATCAAAAGCCATAACTGAATTCCTCTGATCACTACCAGGTTGTAGGTGTTCTAATAGAGGCACAGACACTAGTAGTTTGTGAATAAACGTAGATATAGCTGTGGCGTGTCCTCCTGAAGCCGATATAATCAATACCTTCTCATTAGGGTCCCTTAGTAATCTCCAAGCTGCATAAGCTCCAGCCATATATGTTTTTCCCAGCCCCCTAAAGGCTTGTATCAGTAGTCTGGTATCTCCTTCTTGTAGTGTCTTAGCCACATCTCTCTGTAGGGGAGTAGGCTCTGGTAGGTTAATACAATGGAATACCTCTTTTAAAAATATAGGGAATTGCTGTACGCATTGTTTAAGTTCTTGTTCTGTCATATGTTCCTCTTTCTTCTAGGTACTGCATACCTCTCATTAATATCTCACTACTATCCTGTGCTTGTCCTAACATTATATTACAGCACGTACACAGTAATCCCCTTACTTCGCCTGTCTCGTGATTATGATCTACAAAAGCATTATTAAATGTAATAGATTTTAAACATATAGCACATGTCCCATCCTGTAATACATACATATCTTTCTTAACTTCTATAGATATATTATACTTACGTTGTAGGTCATATTCCTGTTGCCAGTTCTGTGCTTTATCTGTTTTACGCCAAGTCCTACATTTATTATTATTACACTCTTTACATAACTGCTTTCTACCGTGTCTACTTTTAGCATTACACTTCATAAACAACTCTAATTCTTCTTCATGGTGAGCTTCTAACCCACATTCTCTACATTTCCTTAACATGTTATCTCCTTCTTTTTATATGCTTTAAATGACCATAGGAAGCACCAGGAGGGCATAACTATTGTTACCCTACTCCTAGTACCTCTTAAGACATTTAAGCCGTCTCGTACATCTCTTCATTAGCTGCGAACTGAGCTATTAATGATTGCATTGGTCTACTTTCAGCTATGTCAGCTGTAATCTCATTATCTTTTAAGAACTTAAGTATAGCACTTAGTTCACCTGGAGGCAGTACCTCTTCTGTCTGGTTTAGACGACTGATAAAGTACTCAGCCATCTTCCCATGTAACCCATCAAGGGCTTCTATTGTTGCTTTATTATTTGCCATAAGCTACCTTTCATCTATTTTTTTACCAAAAGCTTCTAGAGGAGGACCTAATAACCAATGTTTACCTAATATAGGTATCTTCTTAGTCCATTGTCCTACTTCCTCATCTTCATGTGTTTTCTTAATACTTCTACCTATACTCTCTAGTTGTCCTAGAGATGGTCCACCTACAGCAGAACCTACCGAGAATGTATACTCTCTACCTGGTAGTTCTTTACCTACAAATGAAGACATCATCTCAATAGGTTTAGTAAAGTATGTTGGTGCTAAAGAGGATGTTAATGTATCCGATAATAAGGCTAGCGTTGCTTCTTCTCTTATTATCGGGTTTGGATGGTCAATTTGATATTTAGCTTCGTAAGACTCTTTAGCTCCTACAGCAATACTATATAATTCTTTACTATATAATAGTGCTCCCATCAGCCCTACTGTTGAGAACATCGCTGCATGTCCATAATAATCACTATCATTCATATTATTCTTATAAAGCCTATTATGTGATTCAAGGGGTATCTTTAAGTATTGACCTATGGTATTCATTAGGCCACTCTTACCCGACGTTAACGATAGTGGTTGGGAGTAATGCGTAGGGTGTAGTATAGCTTCATAATTACTATAGTGTAAGTATTCTTCAACTTTAGCAGCTACTACCGGGTCCCATCCTTTCATAGAATAGTTTAATTTACCATCTATTGTACCTGGTTGGTCAGCTATCTTGTATAGGTCTTCTTCACTAAGGCCGTGCCTAGCAAACTCTCTTACCTCTACGGTACTTAGCTTACCTCCCTCTTTTAATCGCGTAGCTACCCTCATTGTTTTACTAATACCCGCTCCTATTGAAGCATAATTCATTGTATTTAATAACCCAGAGAAGCCTCCTAAATGGAAGGCTTTATCAGCTAGCCATGCTGAACCTTGTTCTACTCTATTAACCACGTTTTCAGTGGGGTTATAATGCATCATGCCATCATCTACTCTTGAAGCTATAAGGGTTTGTTGTATGTTGTTTCCTATGATAATACCATTTATATCATCAATGTCGCCTTCTTTAAAACCTTGCTTAGAGTAATCTTTAAATGTCCGAGCCATACCAGGTATAATTTGTTTAATGAACTCATATCCTCTTTTTCTAACAGTCAAAGGTATCTCAGTCAGCTGTATAGGCATAAACCCTGCACCATAAAGTGAGTTATTAACATTTCTCATAGTTTTAAAGACTGTCTCGGCTCCATCATCTGGAGATGCCACACCTCTAATACCTAAGGCACTCTCTAGGACACCTTGAAAGTATTGAACAGCTGTATTACCAGACATGCCTTTAATATTATATTGGTTATCTAATATCTCGGTAGACACATCCTGTATAACCTTATCGTGCCACTCATCAGCATTATCTACATCAAAGATCTCCCTTACTGATAACTTGTGTCCTGTGTCCCAACCGTATCGTTGAGTTAAAGCAAACATCTCATCATTTGTTAGTTCTAATACATCTTCTTCATTAATACTGACTTGCCTATAGTTCTCACTCTTAGCTCTGGTAACATCACCACTACCACTCTTAAGATCCGCTCCTACATCTCGAAGAAGATTATGTGTGTTAGCTGTTCTGATGTTTGTTGTCATCCTATCAGCAACCTCATCTAGAGTATCAACATAAGCTTTAACCTCATCAGGGGTACCATATTTTTTAAGGGACTTCATCTTAGGGCCATTAAGTAGTGCGTCTTTAATCTTACTCCTATAAGCCTTTAGCTCCTCTGGTGTAGCTCTTGAGAATATGTTTTTATCATAGTAAATAGGATTATAAGCTAAATGAGCATCTTCATACTCATACTTTAAATCCTTTTGAGACGCTTTATGATGGGTATCAATATCTTTTAAACTCTCTTCCAGTTTAACTGGGTCGTCTGCGTATCTAACCTTAGCTTTCTCTACCTTCTCGCTTGTTTCTTTAGCTAGTTTTCTTTCAGCTAACATATATCGTTTATCATTAAACACTTTATAGAAGCTATTTGACTCCTCTACAGCCTGCTTAATGAACTCATTCTCAACTCTAGCTTCAACTACTGGAGTAGCTTCTAGCTCTGTTAATTGATGCTGTAGTCCTTGTAGACGTGTTGTGTCCTCTACTACAGTCTTTGAGCCTTTTACTTTAACCTTAGCTTCATAGGAACTAACCTGTTCTCTTAGATATTTAATATCTTCTCTTCTCTCCTTAAAAGGCTTAAGTAGTTGCCTTTTAGCTAGTTGGAAGCTATCATTAAAGTCTTTATTATTTAATCCTGATTGCTTTTGTAGAGATACAATAGTTTTCTCATACTTATTATAAGCGTTATCAAATACTGTTCTATATAAATTATCTACCGTAGGTACATCATTAATGAAAATATTGCCTTTTGATGTTAGTGTATTAGGGGATTTAACAATCTTACTAATGACATCAAATGTTTTAGGTAGCCCTAACGAGTAGAGATTAGCAATAGGGCTTATTGTAGCCCAGTTAATATTCTCAATCTTAGGTACTGTAGTTGGGGTAGGTGTATATTGAGATAATGGTATACCTGTCGATAGTCTCTTCTCAGCGTCAATTAAAAGCTTAGCTGTAGCTGTCGCTTTAATAAATTCTTCTTTTTGTTGTTCCTGTGGTAAGTCATCTAAACCTAATGGAACATCATCAGACTTTCTCCACATTTTATCTAGTCCCCATTTACCAGCGTCAAAGACACCGAGTACTCCAATACCAAATACAGTACCAAGTATAGCTACTTCTTTCTCATTATTTAGATCAATACCAGCTAAGTGCTGCCTTAATTCTTCTTCACCTAAAGCCATACCACCTGATAATACCGCAAATCCTCCATATCTTTGCCAGATCTTTAGGCTGACTTTAGCTAATGGGTTCTTAGTTGCTAAGTATAATGCATAAGCACTTGCTTCAGCTCCTACAGCTGGTGCTGAGAACATGCTCAGTCCAAGATCAGCAATAAAAGGCATTACTCCTTCCATCTTCTCAGCTCTTATATTCATCTGCTCTTCTTTTTCATAACGAGTAAATAAATGTACTGCCTGTGCGTAATTTACAGGTAGGTCTTGTGGGTCTAAATCGTCCCAATGCTCAATAAACGCCTGTGAGAAGTACCCTTGATTATCTTTAAACCATTGATCTCTACCTTGATTCATCCAGTCCTTATCAATAGCTCCATTAATTACCTCATCTTTTTTGAACCAGGCACCATATGTATCTAATATTTGAGACTTAAGCGAAAACTCATAGTCCCCTAACTCATCATATGTTCTTTGTAGGTCTTGTTCAATAATAGATAAGACATTATCTTTCTTCTGTGACTGCTTTACTGTATAATCAATAAGTTGCTTCTTATATTCTTCACTATACATTTCCCATCCAGGTAATTTAGAAGCTAGTGCCCCTGCTGTAAAGTCAGCCGTGTAGTTAGTATCTGCTCTTTGAGGAGCAACTACTGATTTTGTTATCTTAGATACTGGGCTAATCTTAGCTGCCTTAGCTTCTGTAGAGCCTCCAACACCTAACACTACTGCTAATGCTGTATAACCTAATATTTTATTGTTAATAGGAGCGTCAGGCATACTGTTTTTAACTACTGCTAATAACTCAGTATCATTAAAGTTAGTTGTAAGGCCTACCCTAGTAATACCATCAGCCCCTGTCTCAATACTCTGTATTTGAAATAATGAGTTAGGAGGAAGAAGTACTTCTCGCTCATCTCCATGAGAAGACCAAGGAGATATCTTATGTCCAGGAGCGTGTTCTGTATTAATTGTATATAGAACAGGCTCATCAAAGTTCTTAATAGTATCTCGAGTCCCTAGGTCGTTTCTAGCAAAGTCTTCAGCTACCTGAGAATTAGTTGTAGATGATAAAGGGGCTGAGTTTCTTAGCATCATACCCTCTTCAAGCATTTCAATAGTGCCATAAGGTACTGAGTTACCTCTATACACTTCACCTTTAAAGTGTCCTTTAACAGAGAATAATTTCTCCATGTCTTTATACAGCTCTTGCCCTTCAGGACTGATAACAGCTTTTAACCATTTATTTTTCCTATAGGCGTTAGAGACTTCCCTGTAACCACTATATGTGAAGGCATCAATAGAGTCAGGCAAAGTCTCATCACTCTCTACATAATCAACATAGTCACTTACTTCTCTGGTTGGTGTAGGCTTAAAGTCCTTCATTGTTTTAGGGCCTTCATGCATCATACTATACATTGCATCTTGTCTAAGCATATGAGCTTCAGACTGCGTAAATAATCCAAAATCCACACGTGCATTTATATCTTCTAATTTATTTTGTATATCTACCTGTGTCTGTGAGGGTCTTAAAATACCACTAGCTTGACCAGCTTTAAATGATACTGTACTAAATACTGACATATTAATAACCCTCCAAGTCTTTAAAGTATGTTTTATAGTATGTAGGGCGTGACTCCTGAAACTGTTTTAGTCTTATGCTGGCGCTATTAAACAATGATAATAATCCAAGTCCTGATGCCTTGTTTAGTTCTGGGGATATATACTCTTGATAGAACTCTTTATTTCTACCTAGAGGCTTACCACCACTATACACTTTATACTCTGCGGCTACTGTATCCCAATCACTAGATAATACAGCAGTCCTATAGTTTTTAAATTTATCCAACACACCATTAAACTCGTATAGAGTTAACATGTCTTGTTGCTTTGTACTTAAACCCTCCCAATTAACGTTAGGGTGTTGCTTAGTAATAAGGGCTGCTGCTCTTACTTTATGGGCATCAATATCTATATCTAAAATTTGATTAGCTTGTTCAGTAGTGATACCTTTTTTATATGGTATTCCATGAATTAACCCTGAATTTATCTCATCTTTTGTTAATTTATGGCCAAAGGCAAGGGTGTCAGTCCCGCCTTCCACAGAAGAATGAGGAGACCATAGTCTAGTATCTGTATCCCATCCCTTGCCTACGCCATTCTCAACTTTCTTTAAAAAATCTCTCATATTGTTCTTTACTCCTAATTACCAAAGATTCTAGTGAATGCACTAGGATTGATGTAGTGTACTGTAACACCATCATCGACTGTTAAACTCTTCCTTTTATCATCATATACAAAGTTAATAGCTCCATCAGCTGCTTTCTGTATTTGTGTATAACCTGCACTATGTAGTGTTTCTATTAACGTGCTCCCCTTAGTTTGTAATGTATTAGGGCCTTTTATAAAGTTTGACATTTTATATGCCTGACTAAAGAAGCCCCCTGGGAGGCCTCCCTCTTCTGTATCTTTTGTTATATACTTATATAAGTAACTTTGTGTGGCTTCATGTGCATCAGCTGCACTTCTAGTTTGTGTGTAGAAATCATATACAGCTGCTAGTTCATTTTGTAGGTCATCAGGTAAAGCTTCTATATTAGCGTTTGTAAGCTCTTGTAGTTTTGTTACCTGCTTTCTTTTAATACCTAGATCCGCTATCGAGTATCCTGTAATTTTATCATAAGCTACTTTAAGTTCTATTTCATCAACAGCGTCTGTGCCTGTAGCTCTTCTTAACATATCTAACTCATTATAGAATAATCTAGTTTTAGGTGGTAAGGCTCCTATAACTTCTACTCTATCTGGATCCTCCAGTAATATATTATATTTAGCAAACGCATCATTTATAGCTGCAGGATCATCTGTTAAAGGTAATTGCCGTTTAATACCATCAATAGCTACTGTACTGTGTTTATTGTTTCTGTAGATCTGAGCCACTTCTATAATATCTGAAGCCTCTTCTAACGCCTCTTTAATTTTAGTATCAGCTGCTGCTTTTTCATGTGGTTTATATAGTGAGTAAGCTTCATTATTGTTATCATTAACATTATAACCACTGCTAATATCTATAATCTCGCGGTTCTTCTTAATAGTTTGTATTCTTTGATTAAGAGCTTCCTGATGCTCGTCTTCAGATATCATAGATGCATTTACTTGTTTTACTAATAACTGATCATATTGTTCAAGTACTCGTTGTTCATTCTTATTAACATAAGCCTGTCCTGTAGTTACATCTAAACTAGCTTCGATTTGTTTCTCTTCAGCTGTTAGGCCTTGTGTATATATTTTTAATTCTTTATCTGCCCAGCTATTTCCATATGATATGATCTCAGTATCAATATAATCATTAGAGTACATACCAGTATCTTTACCTTCTACTAACTTATCCCATACTTTAGCTGGGTGTGTGTCATTAGCTTTCATATTATTAATTGATGCTTTATGTGCTTTGATTACAGATGAGGACTTATCCTCTATAGACATTGCTAAGTGTTTATTAATCTTTGTTTGTAAATCTACAGCTTGATTACTTTTACTTTTACCTAAGAACTCATTAGCCTTATAGTCGTTCATAACACTTGTCGACCACTCTTTAAATATATTTAACTCTTCTTGTGTTGATACTTCACTAGCTTTAAGGTTAATGGCAGCTGTTAAACCACTAACTGTGTAGTCATGATATAAGGCCCTATTACCATCTTTACCATCGGCCCAGGAAGCGATAGAACTATAATCTATTTTGCCTTTTTCTAATACACTAGATGATACTTGACTAGAGAAACCAGGTTCAATAGTATTCTTAAGATATTCAGTACGAGCACCTTTTAAATATGTATTAAAATTACCGTCCATTAAGGCTGTTAACGCGTGTGTATACTCTGGGTCACCTACGGTAGATGCTTTATATATAATTGTTTTGACAAGATCAGCTCTCTCACTATCTGATGATAGCCCATTAAGTGTTTCAATATGACTGAAGTAATCAGCCTGTGCTTTCTGTTTCACTCTAGCTTTATGATCAGCCGCCTGCTTCTTAGCTTGAGCTGCATCTTGAGCCTGTACTGTTTGGTACGCTTTCCCGCCAGCCTCTACAGCCATACCAAATGCCTCTGCTAATTTAGCACCATCTGATTTAACTGGAGCAACAGCAGGCATATTAACTGTTGGTGTTCTACCTGATCCATATT